ATATGCACATAGAACTTTTCATCCATGTTCTTATAGGCTTTGCGAAATAAGAACGGGAAGAACAGGAGATTGTATGCCCATTGAAGTTTAGACATTGTTTGCTCAAAGAATACTCTTAGTTCTCCGTCTTTAAAATTGAGATATACAAGCTGTAGTTTATTATCTATCTTCAGAAATGTAGTTTTCATCAGCTTCATCTCTATCATAAAGTCCTCACTCTTATTCCATTAATTTTAGAAGCTAATGCAGTGAATGCTCCTGAACAAGCATCTATCTGGTCTTTGAATTTACCATCAGGGAAAAGATCTGCTTCTTCAAGGAAGTCTTCTACCCATGGGCCATTCAATAACAAGATGTTTCCTGATTCTGCTTGACTAGCGAATGGACTTGCTCTTTCTATTTTTGATCCTTTAGGTAACTCACCACCAAATATAAACTCTCTCAGTATATTCCTTCGATAATGGTCTACTGTTATCTTTCCTGAGGAACCACCTTCATGCTCTATATAAACTGGGATTTTTGGAGTATCTATATCAGCGACTTGCCTAATCATCTGCTCTACTCCCAAAGGTTTCTTTCTGAATCTTGTTATATTAATTATAATATATTGATTGTCTTTAGTTAATCCCATTTTTACACCAGCAGTGTAGCAAGGATCATTACTTTCATCTGCATTTTCTTCTGTTGCTGCTAAGTCCCAGAACCTTACTTTTCTGACTATTTTATCCTCTGGGAATATATCCACTACCTTAAACCATTCTCTTGACATTATTCTTCCAGAAACATTTATATTCCAATCACCATCCATAATTTGTTTACGTGTAATTGGGTCTAGTCTATCTAATGACTTTTTATATTCTGATTCATTTAAACTTGGGTTGTCTTTTATACCTGCTGGAATAAATACTGTAGATTTGTCTCTAGACTTGCTATCTACATATTTATCTTTTACCCATTTACCAGTAGCCATTTGTTGACGTGCTGGAGGATTTGCTGTTCCTCTAAATCTTAATGGGATTCTCGCATATGCAGATTGTAGAGCTTCTAATACTTCTACTGGTGTATTCTTAAATTGTGGCATCTTTTTAAGATCTATCAGATAGGCTTCTTTAGTCTTTTTCCTTAATCGAGAGAAAAGATATTTTGCTTGATGCTCTCTAATATTGACTAGCTCATCAATACCAACAAATGTGTATGCTGGTCCTTGATAATTGTAATGATCCTTTGGGCCATCTAAATATCCGAATGATAATGTAGCACCACTAGGAAATACATAGGCTCTTGCATCTCCATCCCAATGTGCATCTGTACCAGCAAGCCATTCTTCTGCTCTATACAATAATCCTTCAGGCTTTACTAGGTTGGCATATGTGTCTCTTATTAATAATGCATTATATCCAGGAATGTCTACATATTGTAATGCTGCCATGAGTAGTGCATCTGATTTCCCACCTCCTCCTGAATTCTTTGTTACTATAAAATTATTAGTTATAAACAAATGCTCTGGATGATCTATTGTTATGCATTTAACAGGTATTTCACCAATGTAGGTGATATTCTTTATCATCCTAGAAACATTCTGATTATGTAATTGTTTTTCTTTTTTTCTACCCAATGAAAATACATCTGCATTTAAACTAATGTATATTCTATAGCAATAATCATTTTCCTTTTTCCATGTTGCAATACCACCTAATGACTGTACTAAAAATATTATGTTATCCTTTAATTTCTCTGAAATAGTAGAATACTTAATCTCATTTCCTCTTGCATGTATACGTATTCCACCATCTGTATCCATAAGTCCTTGCAATATTGCTAAACGATTACTAGAAGTATCATATAAATATTCGTCTGGTACAAATTTATCTTTTGCTCTACATCCTAACAACTCCATACGCCTTAATTCTGTAGCATAAATATTTTCAGAATTATTATATCCATAACCTTCTCTCGAAATATTATAATTATTTTTCAATTTCCCTAATGGTCTTGTTATATGGTACCTTGTAAATACTTCCCTACTAATCCTATCATAAATCTCTTTTTCTATATTTGTAATTTTTATAGGATTCTTTTTTGTGATTGTACCATCTCCCAAAAGAACACCTAGAGTATATGGGGAAATAATATGTTCATTTTCTTTGAACTCAATATTATTACTTACATTAGGAACCTTATATTTTAATCTTCCATTTGATTTTATATAATCTAAGCTCATTTCATATGTAGATTTTTCTCTCCACATATTCATAGATCTATTCCAATCAGAACAATTAACTTTCCATTTATGATTAATACCTGCATCTACAAAAGTATCATCAGAAAAAGTAATTCGATATGTCGGGTTTACACCATCAAATGGTATCTCAATAACTTTAGATATTTTACCATCTGGTGTTAGTATCTCATCCCCAATCTTTGCTTCTCCCATAAGGATAAAACCTTTTGGTGTAAGCACTTTACTATCTAACGTTAATGGCCCACCATAAAAAGCATCAAGCTGATCTAATAAAAGAAATGCTTGTTGCTTAGGATGAGGAGTGTGCCGAATGTATTTCGTCAGCTTCGGCGTCAATAGTTTCTGTAGATGTGGATTCGAGTGCACCAGCTTCTGCCAATATTCTGGCGACTTCTGCAGTGTTCCCATTTACGATTTGCACCTCTTGAATAGTTCTTTGAATTTGCTCTTCTGTATATTTTAGTTTACCTTCAATTCGTTTGTTCACATTTCCATTGCTGGTATTCCATCTAAATCTATTGGACATATTCATCATCCACAATACAGCATTAAATTGTTTATTGTTAGCATTTAACATTCCCTGTTCAATCCACCACTCTTCATATAATGCTTTGGCATTTTTTAGGCAGGCCTTAAATTCAGGAATGTCTTTTGCCCATCGTTTAAACATATCAGGCCAGCATCCAAGCTTCAGTGCAATACTGTCTGGTCTATATCCAGCAGAAGCTAATGCTAATATCTTTGGATACATATTTTTATCATGTCCAGAAGGTCTGCCTACTTTCTTTTTCCCTGAGTTATAATCTATAAGATCTTTCATTGCTATCTTATCTACTACAGGAGTGAATACATTGGAATTAATAGATAAAATCACTGACTTAGTCTTATCAACTATAGCCTTTGCTTTCTTATTAGTCTTTAATAGCTTTTTACCTTTACTGAGGGAAGGCTTTTTCTTATTTTCTTTCTTTTTTATCTTATTAATAGTAGGTTTTGGTTGTTTTTTAGGTTGTTTACTCATAGATATATTATACCCTATATATGGATTTCAGTAAATCAATAATTTTATGGAGATTATATATAAGGATTGCAATATATATTAGTATTTAAAGCTGTTTTATAGTGCCTAGGATCGTCGTAGAGGAGTTTTCTAGAGATTTATGGTATTTTATATGGTTATTGGATTTGGATTGCTCTATGAGGCTATATATTGAAAACTATATAGACAGGAATATACTAGTTAACGAAAACAGTTTACTAGTATATTATAAAACTATAAGGAGATCTGAATATGAAAGGACTAACTGCGCGCCAGAAAGAGACACTGCTATTTATAGAAAAATATAATTCTGAGGTTGGATGCATGCCATCTGTAGAAGACATCGGAAATGAATTAGGTACTACGAAAGCTGGAGCATATGGGCATCTATTAGCTCTAGAGAAGAAAAATATGATAATCAGGAATGGACTGTCTAGAGGCATAATTATAAATGATAAGAACTATAAGAAAAATATAACAGAGAACACAATTATAAATTGTAATAGAATAAAGCAGAAGAAGGCATATAGAATAATGAATGAGGCAAAAGAGCTAAAAATTACAGCTTCAGACTCTTGCGTTATTTGCGGAAGTAAAAAAGATCTGCACAGACATCATGAGAACTACGATAAACCCTTACAGATCATAATTTTGTGTCAAAAACACCACCAGTTATTGCACAAATATAAAAGAAATTTAAGCAAAAATGGTCTAAAGCTCGCAATTCTATATAATACAACAGAATAAAAAATAAAGAAAACATCATTTATTTTAATTTTTTCTTTATTTTTTTTATTTTTACTATTTACTTTATTATTCTCTCAGTTTATAATTGATTTATAAGGTTGATTGAAACCTTATAAAGGAAGGACAATATGGAAGACAAGCAAATGAATTTAGAAGAGCAGATTACAGCATTTATGTTAGGAGAATTTGATTCAAAAGATAAGAGCACACAATGTAGAGCTGGTTGGTATGATTGGTTCTGCAGAGATTCTTCATTACAAGCTAAAACAGAAAAGTTATATAGAAAAGTAATTCAAGTTGCAAGACTTCTTAAAAGCCACGGATTTTCTTTAAAAGATCATTTTGTATTTTTCAAAAACAATTGTCCTGGAATGGGAAAACTTTATGACAGCTTCAGTATCTGCGAAATTGGTTCAGGTGATGTAAAATTCTTTGTAACACCTTCTTCTGGTCATACAATAGATGAAGGAAAAGCACAAGTCTATTTTCACAGGAATAAGTTTAAAGAACCTATTGCAGAAGGTAAATGGAAAGATGTTATTGAATTTTTCGCAGTTCTTAGAAACTTCTAATATATTCTGGTTCTTGGGCTTTCCATGCCAGAGAAGAATAAGTGCCCGCAGACGCGGTTTATATTTGGAGGGCAAGATGAAAATATTTAGAGTGAAGACAT